CATATGGAGCTTCCTGTTGGTTCCTTTATTACGGAAACCCTTAGCAAAGAGGTTCCCGATACTGCTAGAGTACTGCTCGAATCAAACGTAAAGGACGAGGAGAGACATGACCTAGCTCTTGGCTACGTTGCTGATGTCCACGGACTAGATGCCAAAGCTGAGAAAGAGGCAAAGCTACTACGTGATGCGTGGATAGCTCACCCTGACCACACTATACTAAAAGCCTTGGTAGCAGAACGTGCTGTATTCTTTGTTATTTTACCTTTCAATCGCTTTTGTGGCGATGCTGCTCTTAGGACAGTATCGGCTGATATTTCCAGAGATGAGCAAATTCATGTCGCTTGCAACAGTTTGGTTTGTGCTGATATGGGTCTACGCCCTAGCTCTTCTTTGGACAAACTTAGGAAAGCTACAATTAATTGGATCTTTGAACCATTGGCTGACATAGCACCTAACAAATATTTAAGCAGAAAGTTTTGGACGGATTCAAGTGACCGTCTAATGTACGAAGGTAAAGCCCCGCAGCTTGCCGACACAAAGCGAGCTCGCATGCCCGCATTTTTTGAACATGCAAACACCAATTTACCCAAGTACGCTTGATTGGGGACGTATCCAAGTCATCGTTGATGAACTAGATGAACAGTTCCCAGACAAGTTTCCAGACCACACCCTATCGGAGAAAGAAATATCTTATAGAGCTGGTCAATTATCAATTATACGCATACTAAAAGAAAAACTAAAAGGAGAATAATTATGTGCGGAGGACTAATCTCAAGTATATTCGGAGGAGGTAACAGAGCCCAACCAACTCCCCCAACACCAGCTCCACCAACTACCCCACCACCCCCAATGCCTATCCAACAGGCTCCAACACCTATGCCTGAAGCTCCTACTCCAGCTCCTATTGAAGAGGATCAGACTAAGAAAAAGGCAAAAGTTAAAGCTAAGAAAGTTTCTCAAACTGCAGCTAAAAAAGGAACCACTCAACTACAGACTAAAAAACCAACAACTGGTGGCTTGAAAGGTATAACAACCAAACAAGGCGTAAGTACTGGTGGCGGTGCTGGCGGTGGTGGAGGCACATACGGAGGCTAATGAAGAACGCACGGCAACGATACAACGAGTTATCGAGTCACCGTGAACAATTCTTAAATGTTGCTTACGAATGTGCGGAACTAACTATTCCAACATTACTAATGCGTAACGAAGGTGATGCTCTGTACGAGAGCTTTCAAACACCTTGGCAATCAGTCGGAGCAAAAGGAGTTACCACGCTGAGTTCAAAGCTCATGCTAGGACTCCTACCTCCGTCTACCAGTTTCTTCAAACTACAACTAGATGACTCAAAGCTAGGTATGGAAATACCACCCGAAGCTAAGAGTGAATTAGATTTAAGTTTTGCAAAAATAGAACGTATGATTATGGAAAGCATTGCAGCTTCCACAGACAGAGTACAAATATTTGCAGCCTTAAAACACCTTGTCGTTACAGGCAACGCTCTAGTGTTTATGAGTAAAGATGGTATGAAAGTATACCCTCTTAACAGATATGTAGTTGAAAGAGATGGTAATGGTAACGTAGTAGAAATAGTAACTAAAGAAAGAGTTAGCAAAAAATTATTAGGCTTACCAGAATTAGATGGTGAAAGCGTTAATGATGATGCTAAAGGTGACTATAAAGGTACTAAAGATGTGGATGTGTATACATGTGTTAAGATGGCAGACAACGGTTGGCGTTGGCATCAAGAAGCACAAGATACAATACTTCCAGATAGTGTAGGTAAAGCACCCAAAGACAAAAGTCCTTGGCTCCCATTACGTTTTGTAACCGTAGATGGAGAAGATTACGGACGTTCTAGGGTCGAAGAGTTCCTTGGCGACTTAAAATCTTTAGAGGCATTAATGCAAGCTGTCGTTGAAGGCAGTGCTGCAGCAGCTAAAGTTGTGTTTACTGTATCACCTTCTAGTGTGACTAAACCAGCAGCAGTTGCCAATGCAGGTAACGGTGCTATCATACAGGGTAGACCAGATGATGTTGGTGTTATTCAAGTAGGTAAAACTGCTGACTTCCAAACAGCGTATCAGATGATTAACATGTTAGAGAAGAGAATAGCTGAGGCTTTCCTTGTCTTAAATGTACGTCAGTCAGAACGCACTACAGCAGAGGAAGTGAGGATGACACAGATGGAACTGGAGAGACAGCTGGGTGGACTATTCAGCTTGTTAACTACAGAGTTCCTAATACCCTACCTCAACCGTACTATGCACACACTGACTAGAGCTAAGAAGATACCTAGTGTACCATCAGGTCTAGTTAAACCTACCATTGTAGCAGGTATAAATGCTCTAGGTAGAGGACAAGATAGAGAATCCCTTATACAATTTATAACTACCATAGCACAGACTATGGGGCCACAGGCTTTACAGCAATTTGTAAATGCTGATGAGGCTATCAAGCGTCTTGCAGCTGCACAAGGTATTGACATACTCAACCTTGTTAAATCTATGGACGAAAGAAATGCAGAGCAACAACAAGCTATGCAAGCACAGCAGATGCAATCACTTACAGACCAAGCTGGTCAGCTCGCTGGTACTCCTCTAATGGATCCCGCTAAGAATCCAGAATTAGTTGAGTCATTATCAGCAGCAGCAACACAACAACCACCACAATAACTATGGCAGAAACAATCCGCTACGACACTTCCGATGATCCTGTAGCAGCACAAGCAATCGCAGAGAAAGAGGCTGAGTCTCTTAAAGTCGGTGAAGAGCTTATGGCAAAGCAAGATAAAATGCTTGCTGGTAAGTATAAAAGTGTCGAAGATTTAGAAGCAGCTTACAATGAACTGCAAAAGAAACTAGGTGACAAACCTACAGAAACAGCTGAGGATACAGCAGAAACAGAGTATCAGTTTTATACTGATGATGGGTCTGTTAATTATGATACAGCTAATGAAGTGTATGGTACAAAATTAGGTGAAACATTTAAAGAAAATGGTATAGACCCATTTGAAATGAATGAGTACTTTGATAAAAACAACGGTACTTTATCTGATGAAATGTATGACAAACTTGGTGAGGCTGGTTTAAGCAGACCAATGGTTGAGGCATACTTGAAGGGACTACGTAATGAACTAGGATACCCACAAGAAAATGCAGAACCAATATTATCAGAGTCCGAGGTTGATGAAGTAAAAGCCATAGCTGGTGGTTCAGAGGGTTATGATGCTCTAATGGACTGGGCTGGTGAAAACTTATCAAAAGAAGATGCTAAGAATTATGATGATGTTCTAGCTACAGCCAACAAGTCAGCTATAAAATTTGCAGTCAAAGCACTTATGGGACAATACGAAGATTCACAGGGAAGAGACTCCCGCATAGTCACTGGTAAAGAGTCATCTACTGAAAACTACAGAAGTATGGCAGAGGTTGTCAGAGACATGAACAAACCAGAATATCAAACTGACGAAGCGTTCAGAGATGATGTTCTAAGAAAACTATCCGCATCAAACTTAAAAGTATAGGAGCTAAAAAAATGCCAATGGGAAAAGGAACTTACGGAAGTAAGAAAGGTAGACCACCCGCAAAAAACGGTAAGAAGATGAACAAAGGTTTATCTAAGTTACCAAAAGCAGTACAAAAGAAAATACTAGGTAAGAAAAAGTAGTGGCTAAAAAAAGCGTAAGCCTGTCTATTGGAAGAGGTGAAAAGTCCAAAAAAGGTGGGCTTACC